GATGAGTTCGACGGCGCCGGTGGATTCAGTATCGGTCAAAAGCCGCACCACGCCGGTGCCGGATGGGTGCAGCGAAATATCGCCTGACTGGGTGCGGATCGCGACGCTGCCATCACCGTTCGGGGAGACGTAATCACTCTGCGAAAAGCGCGCCGCGCGCCAGCCGCCGGCGTTGCCGATCCAGTCGATGCTCGCACCGGCGGGGATTGTAATTGGCGCACCGGTCCAGTTCGCCTGCGCCGGCGAGCTGCCAGAGGCCGCGAATTCCACGGCGGTCAGGCAATCGATGGCCAGCTCCTTATTCTGCCAGACCGGCAGGCCCACCTGCACGGTGACGGTGGCGCCGCTGCCGTTGCCGGTGATCGTCGCGGTTGTGCCGGCGCCGTAGCCGGAGCCAAAGCCGGTGATCTGGATGCCGAGCACGGCGCCGCCGGAGAGCCAGACTTCGGCGGCCGCACCTGAACCGGTGCCGGAAAAGCTGATCGACGCCGAGGTGTAGCCGCTGCCGCCATTTACGACTTTTACGAAAGCAATCTGCCCCGCCACCGCCTGCGCCTGCTGGGTGATGATGCTCGCCACCGGCGCCGATGATTGTGATATGCTCACGGCATCGGCAACATCCGGCACCACGAGCGTATAGGCACCACCCACCAGGGTTGGGTTGACATGCCAGCGCGTGGTGAAATTCAGCACATTGCCGCGGATTGTTACGGTATCCGTATACGCTGAAATCGCCCGCGTCATGTCGGCGCCAGGCTCCGCCAGGATCACGTTATCGGCAATCAAAACATTCTGCGCCGCATCGCGGACCAGGATTGCGAACACCTCGCCGCTATAGCTGATCCAGTTGCCGATGATCGACAAGCCGGTGCAGGCGAGATTGAAAGTGCCGCCGCGGCCGTCAGATTCCACATTCTGGGCGCAGATGCCGGCGCTTGTGCAGTCCTGCACGAAATTATCGCGCGCCGTGCAATACTGGCCGCCGCCGATGTTGATGCCGTTGCTGGCCCCGTTGACGTAGTTGTTGCTGACTTCGGTGTAAATCGAGCCGCCGCAATCTATCCCGAAGGCGGTGGCGCCGGTGATCATGTTGCCGCTGATTTTGCAGTATCCGGTGTCGCACAGAATGCCGGCGCCGGAGCCGCCCGAGGTGCTGTTGTTGGTGGACAGATTGCCGCTGACCAGAATGTTCCGGCCAGAGATATAGATGCCGTATTCGCGGTTGGAATAGGTGTTGTTGGAGGCGACAATCGCGGCCAGGATGTCCGGATTGGCGTTGCCGTAGACCAGGTTTCCGGTGTTTGTGGTATTGAAATTGCCGACGATGATGCCGCAGTTGTTGTTCCAGCAGGTGTTGCTGACAACATGCAGCTCGCGAATTTTCAGCGTGAAGCTGGGGTCTTCGCTGTCGGCGTGAATGCCGTTGCCGGTGTTGTCATGGGCGCGGCTGTTGGTGATGCTGAAGGCGTCCGACGCCTGAATGAAAATGCCGTGCGCGGCGTTGTTGTAAAATTCACAATCATCGGCGTGGTGCTGGGTGATTGCCGGGTCGCTCGCGATGTAGATCAGCCCGGAGCCGTTATTAGGCCCTTTCGCATTGCGGAACACCGAGCGCGTGAGGATGGATTTCGTGCAGGCTGGCTGCACCGCCACGGCGTAGGTATCCGTTGTTATCGCGGCGTTCGCATCGAATATGATGCCATCGATAAACAAGGTGGGCGATGAAATGCTGATCCAGGCGGCCACCGCCGAAGTGCCGAGCTTTGATTGCGCTGGGCGCGTCAGCTTTGTGATGCCGGGAACGCCGAGAAGGGTGCATGACGCGGCCGAAATATCACACTCGCCGGCGATGGCGTAGGTTTTGGCGCCCAGGCGGACCGGGTTGCCTGAGGCGATTGCCGCGAGCAGGGCCGCACTGTCATCCGTCACGCCATCGCCCACGGCGCCGAAATCCTCGATAGACACGGCATTGGCCGCGAGGGCTGACAGCGTGCGGGCGGTGGAGGCACCCGTTGCGGTGGCGGTGAGCGCACCGCCGGGCAGGCCCGCGACGGCGCCCATGCCGGAGAGGAAATTGGCATAGCTTACGCTGACATTGGCGCCGCCCTGGCCAATGGGAACAAAATCGGCCGGCGCCGGCGTTGTACCTGCGGGCAGCGACGGGATGACGAACGGTTTTGCGGTGGCCGAGAGTGTGGCGCCGGTTAGCGACAGGTTGGTGCCGATGGAAATTGGCACCGGCGCCGCGGTGCCAGGCCCGATACCGCCGAGCAGCGTGCCCTGCGGCACGGTGAGTGCCGCCTGCACGCCCGCCAATAGCTGCGCGCGGGTTGCCGCCAGCGTTTGGCCATTTTGAAAGATTGCGATTTCATCAGTATCCGCCACGGAAGTCGCGGCGGGTAATTGTCCGATTGTCGGCATGGAGCGGAACCTCAGTTTGTGGTTAGCGGCGCGCCGGTGGGGTCGGTGAGCGGCTCGCCGCTTGGCGTGGTCAGGTCCGATTCGGACACGACGACATTCGCCAGCGGGACCACCGGCAATGCGATGCTGCGCGCCAGCGTGCGGCCGCCCGTGGTGCTTATCGTCACCGTTACGCTGTATGTCGTCAGCGCCTGTCCGCCGGTGAGCCACAGTACCGCCCGCGCGCCGTCGGCGCTGGAGGACGCCAGTGTCAAATCACCGGGATTGTTTGGGGTGATCGATACATCGAGCGTTGCGATGGTGTCGCCCGGATTGGCCGTCAAGGCTGGGGCGATATCAAAGACGTAATCCAGCGTGTCGCCGGGGTCTTTGGGTGGCCATGCGAGGGGGGTGGCGGGCGGAATTTGCGGGCCGCGCGGGGTGGGGACAAAACCGTCGATCTGCACATAGCGCGCGTTCGACGGCCGCCATAGATGGCTGGCAGGTGTGCTCATGGCTGCGTGACTTTCTCAATATTCGACAATGACAACGCCTGGCGCGCCGGCCCCGCCGGGATAGCCGGTTGTAGCACCGCTGACGCTCAAGCCGCCGCCGCCGCCGCCGCCGCCGAAGCCGGTGGCGCTGATGCCGGCGATGGGGCCGCTGGACGCGCGGCCATTGCCCGGGCCGCCGCCATCACCGCCGCGGGAGGCGACCACGATGCTGTCGCTGCCATAGGAGCCGCCACGGTTGAGCTGGCCGCCCACGCCAACCCCGCCGGCGCCGCCAGCCATGGCGAATTGGGTGGCCGTGCCGCCGCTGCCGCCGGCACCACCCGTGGCCGATAGATACGTGCCGAAGCTGGAGGTGCCGCCGCTATTGCCGGTTTGCGGCGCGGCGGGCGCGGCCCCGCCCGCGCCGACTGTGACCGCGATGCTCTGCCCGGCCGTGAGCCCGGTAACCACCCCCACCGCCTGGCCGCCCGCGCCGCCGCCGCCGCCAGGCATGGTGCTGTGGTAGCCACCCGCGCCGCCGCCGCCGAAAACCGTGACGCGCACCGTGCTGACGCCATTCGGCACCACAAAACTGCCTGATGATGTGAACACCTGCATCGCCGCGAAGCCGGGCCGCAACGCCGGAAGCTTGCAATTGACGAACGGCGCGCCGGGCATGGTGACGATGTTCGATGCGGTGATGCTGATCTGGCCGTAATTGACGGTGATGACATAAAGCCCGACCCAACCCGCATCCACCACCGGCGTTGCCTGGCTGCCGGCATTGGCGGCCGCACCTGGCTTTAACTGCAGCTGCACACGTTGGATGCGCTGCGTGTTTTGCGCCGTGCCCGAGTTATTCGGCCCCGAGTATGGCTGCGAGGGAAGTGCCGCGTTCACATACGGCAGAACCACGGGCGAGGCATCGGATTCCTCGAACGCCGCCTCGATCAGGTAGTTGATCGATTGCCCCGATGTCGTTGGCGTCGCCAGCGTGAAGCTGGTGGATTGCAGATTGATTCCGGTTTTCACAATCTGGTCCGTTATATCCGCGGCAAGCGAACCGTAGGCATTCGCGTCCAGCGGCGAAAGCTGCGTGATACTGCCGGGTGCGACATTCACGCTCAGCGATGCCGGCGATGTTGGCGTGCAGGCCAGCCCATCCACCACCACGTTGCTGCCGAGAACGGCGGCCGTGAGTGCGCCGATGCCGACCATCGCATTGCGATTGAGGCCAAGAATATCCGTATCCAGGGGAATGCTCCCCGGATAGACGATATTACGATCCATGTTTCATCCTCAGTTTGAAATTTTTGTCCAGGCGATGCTCGCCACTGGCAGCACCGCGGCGGCGGCGGCGTAGATGTCCGCATCGGTAATCGCGCCCGGCGCCTGCTCGGTGTCCGCATAAAACATCGGTGCGGTGTTGTAGCCGCCGGGACCATTGTTATAGCCGCCGGCATTGCTGACCGGCGTTGCGTTGGGGCGGTAGGCGGTGACGAAGAACTGGAAGGGCAGATTTCTGCTCCCGTAGCCGCCAGCGACGCCGTAGCCGAGCGTGTTCGAATTATAGCCGCCGGTATCGGTTGCGTTCAGCGGCTCGAAAATAATTGGCGTTCTGCCTGTCAGGTTTTCAAGCGTCGTCGCGAGTCCGGCGCGCGTTGCGCGCGGCAGAATGAGGTTCGCGCGGATGCGGGCGCTGAAGGCGGCGTCTGCCTCGCCGGCGCGGCGGGGCAGGCTGGCGCCGAAATAATCGGTGGAGGCAATGTCCAGAGATATGCCCGAGGCGGTGGCGATGCGCGTTTCGGTACGCACGTTTGCAAGCAACGTGTACAGACCGCTCCACGCGCTCGCCAGGCCGGTTAAAACCGCGTCCAGAATCGGCGTGGTATCGCCGAACCAGCGCGCCGGCAGGACGGATTTGATCCGCGCCAGCATATCCGTGGTATCGCCGGTCATGCTCAGGAAACCGTTACGGTGCCGCTACGGATGACGCCGAACAATGGCGGCGTCAGGTCGGACGCAGCTTCATTCAGCAGAACCGCGGAAACATTGGTGACGGAACCCGACGCAGCATAGGCGAGCTGCGCGAGCCGCGTGTAGTTTAGCGTGGCGCCTACGCCGAGCGAGGCGATGTAAGTTTCGATGGCAGCGGCGACCAGGCCCACCACCGTCTGATGCGAGACGCCGGCTTGTGTTGTAACGGTCATCGAAACATTGGCCTGCGTGACGACTGGGCCTTGCACCGCAAAGCTGGAACCGACGGGGCGCACCGCATTCACCGCCTGCTGCACGCTGCTGAGCAAACTGGCCGGCGGCGCGCCGGAACCGTCATCCACCGTCACCACGAAATGGCCCATTTGCGTCGCACCGGTCTGGTTAACGTTCTCGCTGATGACATAGCTTAAGCCCTGCTGAACCGCCGCGATGGCGGCGCCGATGGCAAGATCTGTCGCCTTTGAGAGGCTTGCCAGATAATTGCCGAAGCGGGACCGGAATGCCGCGTCGCTTTCGGCATCCATCCCGCCGGTGAGTACTGCCGCGTTCGTTACCGTATCAACGCCCGCCAGGGCGGAGTTTACCACCGCAATCGCCCCTGGCTGTACATTGCCGGCGCTGCCGGCGGCACTGGCCGCAACCGGCACTGTTACGTTGGCGACGCCGGCCGCCAGGTTGTAGCCGTTTGACACCGTACTGAACGCCGGATTGGTTGGATCGGCCGTCACTACAAAACTCTGCGTGTTCGCCGAGGTCGAGACGCTGGTGCCGACCGGAATGAAGGCCGCGACGCTTGGCGTGAAGCGGGAAAATGTTACCTGCCCAACCGCCGCCACCGCAGCCAGGCGGAAAAACCCGAAATCCGCGCCGAAGCTGTCGCAATCCGCCCCGGTGCTGGTGGCGAGGCGCGTTGTTGCCAGCACCTGCACGATGAGCCATTGCAGCCAGAGGCCTAGAGACGCGTTTGCCTCCAGAATCGCACGAAGGACGGAACCGACGGTGAGGTCGAGCAGCGTGCTTGCCGCGCCCTGCACGGCGGCCGCCATTCCTTCCACCATCGTGGAGAAATTCTGCAACGATAACTGCATGATGCCCTATACCGAAAAATTTAGTGAATTGGTCTGCTGGGTTTGCGAATCCGCATACTGGATCGACAGATTTACCGTGCCATCCGTTGCCGCGGTGGCGCTGATGACTGGCGCCGGGCTGGCGGCCACAGCAGTTTCCCGCGCTATCTGCGCGCGCGCAACCGCCTGAATGGCCGCCACCGCACCTGGCTGGCCGACGAACTGCCCAAGCCCCGCGCCATAGGTGAGTTGCCAGATGTAATCGCCGGCGTTGGTGAGCAGCCGGCGCAGTACGCGCTGTTGTGTTAGCGACGCCCCATCAGCCAGCGCGATATCGCCGGTCGGCCCGACCGAAAGATCGCCGCCCCAGAGGAGAGAAACATCCGGCATTATACGGTCACTGAGGGCAGGCCGGTGACGCCGCCTTGCGCGTCTGCGTGGACATGCTCGTCATGCGCGCTGCGCAAGCTGGCCAGCGTGCCGTGCGCGCCGTTCTGGTCCGAAATATTGCCGCTTACCACCAGATTTCCCGTTACGTTCACCGTCGTGGCCTGCATGGCAATCGTTCCATCATTATGAAGTTTTACAAAACTTCCGCTCTGGTGCTGCAACCATAGCTCACCGGCTGCAGCACCTGGTGCGGAGTCCACCGCCGACCAGACGCTGCCGATAATCACCCCATGCTCGGCATCAGCCTCTTGCGCGATCACCAGAACCTGGTCCCCCGGCGTTAGCGGCGCGGCCAGACCCCAGCCATTGCCGACCCACGCCGAGAGAATCGGCAGCCAGCCGGTGAGAATGTTTTCCGGCTGCAGCATCACCCGTGCGGCATAGGCCACGGGGTCGAAACTCGACACCAGGCCGAATCGCGCGACGCCGGCCAGGCCATCCAGCGCGCCGGCGCGGGCTTTGACGGCGTTCCAGAAACGATCCATCAGCCGGCCGCATGGGCGTGAATGGTTTCGACAAAGCCGTTGCGCATATCTATCGAACGGATGATCGAATCGATCACATAGGTCTGATCGAGCGCCGAATTCGTCCCGCTCAACAAAATTGGGGATGCCGGCGTTAGCACAGTTTCACCTGGAATTGTGGCTTTCAATATCGTTGCGTGGCGCTGCAGCGCCGATAAATGGTTGGCCGCCAGAGTGGCTGCCTGCGCGCTGGTGAGATTTGGCCGGATCAGGGTTGCACCACCGGGTTGCGTCCCAGCGGTCTGCGTTACGACTTGCTTGTTCCGGGTGTTCCAGGATTTCACTGTTGCACTTGTGGGAATCGTCGTCGCCACATCCAGCCCCAGCGCCATGCAACTGCCCGGCGTGAGCAGCACCGGCGTGCTGGCTGGCCGCGGCCCGAAATTCAGGGTTGTTCCAGTTACGGAAAGCCTAAAACCTTCCGCCTGGGCGAGTAGAAAAAGCATGTTCCATTCGCTGCCGTTGCGCGAATTCAGCGAGAGTGCGCTGCGCGCATGGTCCAGCTCGTAATACTGCCCCACCGGCGTGGTGGTGGGCGTGACATTTGCCGCCAGCCCGCGCCGGCCGGCGATGATTGTGGCGATCTGGCTTGCCGTCTGGTTGGCAAAAGTCTCAGATATTTGTGTATCGATCAACCTTGCCGACAAATCCCTGCCCGACAAGGTTGCGGTATTTTCAAGCAGATCGATTTTGATATTGTCGATCTGGCCGGTCAGCAGATCGACATAGCCGGCGGCGCTGACAGCGACGCTGATTGTTATTGTCTGCAAACCAAGCGATGCGAAATAGGACGCATTGCCCAGCGCGACCGTTACCACGAACCGGCCGGCGGCGAAATACGCGACCTGTTCGACTTCCAGCGCGATTGCGCCCGCCAGCGGTGCATCGGCGATCAGCACCCGCACAAGCGGCTGGTTAACTGGCAAGGCCGCCTCCGGCCGTTGAGTTCATTGGCGGAATGATCAGCGTGTTCAGGCCGGTCAGCACCGGATCTGGGATCCCATTTGCCTGCGCTATGCGGATCCACTGCGTTGCGTCATTCAGATACACCGCCGCCAGGGCGAACAAATTGCCACCCACCACGGTTACTGTTTGCGCGTTCATGACAATTCATTCGCCTGGTTAACGGCTGCGCGGACCACATAGCAGCTTAGCCCGGTAAGACCCGCCAGCTTGGCGGCGTTTGCTGATGCCGCCTGCAACGCCGCAATGCCGGTTGCGGAGTCCGGCGCGGTGTTTAGAGCCAGCGCATTGCCGCTCAGTGCCCCGCCGGTGCTCGAAATGCCCGTCGCAATCTGCGTTTGTGCAGCGGCCAGGCCGGCAGCACTTGTGTCGCCCAGCACGCCCGCCGGCAGACCGGCTTGCGAGACCAGGCCGGCCGCCGCCGCAATATCGCTGCTGATCAGGCTTGCCACCGGTGCGGCCACCGCGGCCAGAATCGCGGCGGGGTCTAGCACCACCGCGCAGCGGAGC